AGAATACCGCATGGCCCCGGCCATCGCGGGCAGTGACGCCAAGCACATCCTGCCGCCCAAATCGCCCGCGCACTACGCGGCCCACATGGCCGGCGAGACAAAGCGCGAGCAGACCAAGGCCATGCTGCTCGGAACGATGTCGCACCTCGCCGTGCTGGAACCGAACAAACTCGACGCGGCTTTCGTGGAGAAGCCAAGCGACATCGACTTCCGCACCAAGGCAGGCAAGGAATGGCGCGAAACCATCGGCAGCACGCCGATACTTGACGCCGACGAGGCCCGGGCCGTGCGGGGAATCCGCGACTCAATCGCCGCGCACGATGCGGCGAAGGCGCTCTTGGCTGGCTGCGACAGCGAGGTGGCGATGTTTGCCGAGCATAGGACGGGATTGTGGATCAAGGGCCGCGTGGATGCGCTGAAGGTGGAGTCGGACAACGAGGCTGTCATCGTGGACGTGAAAACCACGAGCGCGGGCGCGGATTACGGCACGTTCTCTCGGCAGGCGGCGAGCCTCAACTACCACGTCAGCGCAGCCTGGTATTGCCATCTGGCGGGGCTGAACGGCCTGCCGCCGTGCCGCTTTTACTGGATCGCTGTGGAAGTGGCCCCGCCTTTTGCGGTGGCCGTCTACGAGATCCACCCCGACGCGCTCGATTTGGGCGTCGGCATGATGAATGACGCGCTGGAACTGATCGCGCAGTGCGAGGATGCGGGTGTGTGGCCGGGGTATGCGCCAGAGGTGCAGTGCTTAAACCTACCGAGTTGGGTTTATGGGAAGGGGGCCGCATGAGCGAATTATACGATCAATTCATCAAGTCCAAGGTCAAGACTTCGCCGCCGAGTGGATTTGAGCCAGAGGAAATTAAAGCCCCGCTCTTTGATTGGCAGCAGCATGTTGTCGGATGGGCCGTGCGTCGAGGCCGCGCCGCGCTGTTCGAGGACTGCGGCCTTGGCAAGACGCTGCAACAGCTTGAGTGGGCGAGACAGGTTGCCGCCAAGACTCAAGGCAATGTGCTGGTGCTGACGCCTCTGGCCGTTGCTTCACAAACGCTGGCGGAAGCGGAAAAGTTTGGCATCAACGCAAGGATCGTTAGGCGACCCGAGGAAGTCGCCCCTGGCATCAATATCACCAACTACGAAAAGCTAGACTTGTTTGATGATTGCGATGTTTCGGGCGTAGTTCTGGACGAGTCCAGCATTCTGAAAAACTTCAGCGGCAAGACACGCATTCAATTAACTGAGCGATTTGCCGGGACCGCCTATCGGCTGTGCTGCACGGCAACGCCATCGCCAAACGACTACACCGAAATAGGACAGCACGCCGACTTTCTTGGCGTCTGTTCGTCGGCGCAGATGTTGGCGACGTTCTTCATTAACGACACGTTCAATACGGGCGATTGGCGACTGAAGGGCCACGCAGAAAGCGAGTTTTGGAAGTGGCTTGGATCGTGGGCCGCGTGCATCAGCAAGCCTTCGGATATTGGCTTTGCCGATGATGGATACGATTTGCCGAGGCTTTGCATGGAAACGATCACCGTGGACGTGGACGAGCGGGCCGCACCCGACAGCGATGAGCTATTTAAACACGCCACCCTATCGGCAACGACGATGCACAAGGAATTGCGCGAGACGGCCGGCGCCAGGGCGCAGGCGGTGGCCGATATGGTCAATGCGTCGGACGAGCAATGGCTAGTGTGGTGCAACACCAACGCGGAAGAGGAGGAGTTATCATCCCGTATGCCCGATTGCGTCACTATTCGGGGGTCTGACAAGCCCAAACACAAGGAGTCGCGCATTCTGTCTTTTGTGCAGGGCAAGACCCGCGTGCTGGTAAGCAAGCCGTCAATCTGCGGCTTCGGCATGAACTTCCAATTCTGCCGCAACGTGGCATTCGTCGGGCTGTCCTATTCGTTTGAGGACTTCTACCAGGCGCTTCGTCGGACATACCGATTCGGGCAGGAGCGGGAGGTGAACGCCTACATCGTCCAGGCGCGCACTGAGGGTGCGATTTTGGCAACGGTAAAACACAAAATAAAGCAACACGCCAGAATGCAAGAGCAGATGAAATCTGCGGCACTGGCGCTTAAAAACAGCGAAACAACAGTGATTATGAAAACGGACATTACTAAAGAAAGCGGCGAGGGGTGGACATTATATCACGGCGACTGCGTTCGCGTGGCCGACCATATTGAAACGGAAAGCGTGGGCGTGAGCGTGTTTTCCCCGCCATTTGCCGACCTATTCACCTATTCGGCTGACGTGCAGGACATGGGAAACTGTGAGAATAAAGACGAGTTTGCCAAGCAGTTTAAGTTCCTCATTGGCGAGATTATGCGCGTGACAAAGTCGGGGCGGATGGCCTGCGTGCATTGCAATGACTTGCTTTCTACAAAATGGAAGCACGGGAAGATAGAATATCAAGACTTTTCGGGCGACATCGTGCGGGCGTTTCGAGATGCCGGTTGGCAGTTTCATTCGAGAATTACCATCTGGAAAGATCCGGTGACAGAGATGCAGCGGACCAAGGCGCATGGGCTTTTGTATAAAACTCTCTGCGGCGATTCCTCCTCTAGCCGCACGGGGTCGCCGGAATACTTGCTGATATTCAAAAAGCCAGGCGAGAACGCCCAGCCAATCAAGCATACGCCGCAAAACTTTCCGCTAGATCAATGGCAGGAATGGGCATCGCCAGTATGGATGACCATAGATCAAGGCAATGTATTAAATGGAAGACTCGGGCGCGAACAGCAAGACGAGCGGCATATCTGCCCGTTGCAACTGGACGTGATCGAGCGGGCGCTGGTCATGTGGAGCAACCCCGGCGATCTGGTGTATTCGCCTTTCGCGGGCATCGGGTCGGAGGGCTATCAGGCGCTCCGCATGGATCGCAGATTTGTCGGAAGCGAGCTTAAAGAGAGCTACTTTAAGCAGGCCTGCGAGTTTTTGAAGGCGGCCAAGGCGCAACTTAACCTCTTCGCGGCATGACCTGGCAGCCCGAACTTTGGGCCGACCACGGAACCAACGTGGCCGAGGCCGACGAGGCCGAGGAGCGGCACAGCAAGCACACGCAGCGTTGGCTTGTGCAGACGCATCTTGAGTCTGGCCGCACGCTGACGGCGTTGGAGGCGTTGGAGAAATACGGCATCAACCGGCTGGCGGCGCGGATCAATGAACTTCGCAACGCCGGGGTGCCCGTGCAGTCGCGCATGGTCACGGTGGCGAGCGGGAAACGGGTGGCGGAATACTACATGGAGGGGCGGAATGAATGAGCAGCGCCACTGCTATACCGCTCGACCTCCGCAATGCTGGGCGCGACCCAGAGAAGCGGGACGAGATGAACAGGCAGGACTTGGGCGTTGGCAATGCCGGCGAACCAGCCAACACGATTACCAAGGAGTTTTCGCATGGGGTGGCGGTTGCCTACAACTTCTGCGGAGGCTCAGATCGGGATTTTTATGTCCGCAAGACGGATGTGTCTGCTTGCGTCACGACCAAGAGCCAAGAGCCGGGAGAGACAACGCAGAACTCAATAACTGCGGCGATGGATGTGGTTGCCGTAGATACCTACAATCAAACAACGCAGGAAACGGCGATTCCGATTCGCTCAACCGCTTCAGATATTTGTCACACGGGGGGGGTTATAAACCCAGCGGAACGCATGGCCGTCCGCAGACTTACCCCGCGAGAGTGCGAGCGATTGCAGGGCTTCAAGGACGATTTCACTCTCATCCCGTGGCGCGGCAAGTCGCCGCAGGACTGCCCGGATGGGCCGCGCTACAAGGCGCTGGGCAACAGCATGGCCGTTCCCTGCATGGCGTGGATTGGCAAGCGCATCGCCGCGCAGCACGAAGGCCAAGTTCGCTACCTCTCCGTATGCAGCGGGATCGAAGCGGCCTCAGTCGCATGGGAGCCGCTCGGCTGGCAGCCTGCGGCCTTTGCCGAGGTGGAGAAGTTTCCGAGCGCAGTCTTGGCGCATCACTGGCCGCAAGTGCCGAACTTGGGGGATATGACACGCCATGAATCATGGAACTTGGGAGCAATCGACCTTCTGGTCGGAGGAACACCTTGCCAATCCTTCAGTGTCGCAGGACTCCGCAAAGGACTCCACGACCCGCGAGGTGGACTCATGCTTACATTTCTTGAGATCGCTCAACGTCAGCGGCCTCGATGGATTGTCTGGGAAAATGTCCCCGGCGTCCTGTCATCAGACGGAGGAAGGGATTTTGGTGCCTTCCTCGGGGCGCTGGGGGACTTGGGGTATGGGTGGGCCTACCGGGTGCTTGACGCACAATGGTGCGGAGTGGCCCAGCGCCGTCGCCGTGTGTTCGTTGTCGGATGTCTTGGAGACGGGGCCGCTGCCGCAAAGGTTCTATTTGAGTCAGAAAGCGTGTGCCGGAATCCTGCGCCGAGCAGAGAAGCGCGGGAAAGAACTGCCGCCACTCTTGTCCGAGGCTCTGCGCGCAGTGGCGGAATCGGATACGACAACCAAGCCATCTTCAGCCAAAACGGAGACAATTTTGTGAGGCCGACTGATTACCCAGACGTAGTCGGAACCCTTTCAGACGGCGCGCACCAGGGGGGGGGCTTAACGGACAAGATGCCTACACGGGCCGCATATTCGCCTGCGCTCGCCAACCCGCTGACGGCGCGGATGGGGAAGGGAATCAACACAACCTTGGACGAGGGGCAGGCGGCGATTGTGTGCCAGGGGGAGGGCGGAAATGACTTTTGACACGCCGCCAGCAGCAACCCGTCTGAAAGCGGGAAACGGCATGAGAAACGTCAACAACCAACCTTCAGATCCGTCGCCGTGGGCACTCATGCGCCTACTTTCAGCGGCGGCGGGTCTGAGGGTTTTTTGCGTTTACCTATGACCTACTCAGAAAAACTTAAAGACCCGCGCTGGCAGCGGCGGCGATTGGAAGTGTTGGAAGCTGCCGGGTGGAAGTGTTCGCAGTGCGAATCGACCGACCAAACCCTGCACGTTCACCATAACTTCTACCGCTCACGAACAGAGCCGTGGAATTATCCAGACCATGCCTTGCGCGTGCTGTGCGAGGGGTGCCACGAAAACGCCGAATTTCAGCGGCGGGAGTTGGCGCAGTGTATCGAGGGGCTTTACGACAGCGACTATGGCAGCAGCGCCGTGGAGGCCGTCATTGGCTTTATCAAGGCGACCAAGATGCAGGATGCGCTGGCAATCGACCCCCACCACACGGAGTTGCTTCGCAATCATCCGCAGGCTTGGGGCTTTGCGTCTTATCACCGCGCAGACCAGCGCGACCTGATTGAGCGCCTAAACAACGGCGAGGTCACAGCGGAAATGCTTGGCGACCTTTGGAAGCTCCAAGCAGCGAGGTTGCAGCGCCGATTGGAAATCGAAGCGAAATATGACGAGGAGGGCGCTATCCATGCCGAATAGAATCCTCCGAGACTACACGGACAGCCTGCGCTTTGACGGCATCAGCGCGGAAGGCGAGCGGCTATTTATCCGCCTGCTGACCAAGGCCGATGACTACGGGCGCTTCCACTCCGACCCCCGGCTGGTCTGCGCGGCCTGCTTCCCGCTGGAACGCAAGATTGAGCCGAGTCATGTGGCGAAGTGGCTCAAGGAATTGGTGGCCCGTGGCTTGGTGCTGACCTACGAGGTCAACGCAAAAGCCTATCTGGCGGTCATTAACTACGGCCAAAGGCTGCGGAATAGCCGCGTGAAGTTCCCCCCGGCAGAGGGGCAGGACAGCGAGTGGTTGCCAACTTGCGGCGACTCGCCGCGACTTGCCGCGAGTTGCGGCGACTTCCCGCCTGAATCCGAATCCGAATCCGAAACCGAATCCAAGACGTTGGGCAGAACCATTGCCGTGGCGGGTGCCACGGCTAGCGTTAGGAAAGCGGAATTGAGCGATGAGGATTGGCTGAAGGAGCTTGCGACCAACCCGGCTTACGACGGGCTGGATGTGGCCCGCGAGTTTTCCAAGATGCGGGCATGGTGCGCGGCCAACCGCAAGCAGGCCACAAGGCGGCGGTTTGTGAATTGGCTCAACCGCGTGGACAAGCCGCTGAACGGCGCTGTGGTTCAACTCAACGGCCACGCCAAACCCGAATCGGTCTGGTCGCTTCAGCAACGCATCGAGGCCGCGCAAAAGGAGGTAGACCGCATCTGCGCCAACCCGGCGAACAAGGAGGCCGTGCCTGACTCGTTCGACCGAAGACTTAAAGCCGAGCCGATGGCGAAAGTTAAGCAACTGAAGGCGAGCATATCGGAAATGCGGCAGCGGTTGGCTGGCGTGGAGGTGGCGGCGTGAAGGTAGTCCTAAACAGTTATGAGGTAGCCGGCGGACTTAGGGTTGGCGGATGGAGGCATTACGAGGCCGTCAGAGCAAACAAGCGAGATTCTCACGGGTTTGATGGTGATGGATGGGGGATTCATATTGAGGGCGCTTTGGGAGAACAGGCAGTAGCCAAGGCTCTTAACATTTATTGGGACGGATCGGTCAACACTTGGAAAGCTAACGATTTGGCGGGGATTCAAGTCCGCACAAGGCGAGAGGGCTGGCATGATCTTATCGTGCGCCAAGAGGACTCAGATGTATCGGCTTGGGTTTTAGTAACAGGTAAAGAGGGCGTCTACAACGTGCGCGGCTGGATTGCCGGCTCCGACGCCAAGCGTCCTGAATGGCTAAAAGATCACGGTCAGCGCCCAAAGGCTTATTTTGTGCCTCAGTCAGCACTGCGACCATTAACGGAATTAAAACGCAAGGAGGCTTTATGAGCGAATCCCTCCGCGCCTACATCGCTGCCCGTGGCCTCGACGCCCGGCTGGTGATGAACTTCCTGCAAGACAACGGCGTGATTTCCGACAATGCCGTCAGCGTGGCCGATGTGGGCAATGGCGGTGTGGCTATTGTGTGGCTGGAAAAGCGCGACCTGAGGGCTTTGCGGGCGCGGGATGAGGCAAGGAGGGCGGCTTGAAGAAGTGGGAAGCGTGCATTTGGAAGCGGGCTTACGAGTTAGGGCAACGGTATGAGCGCAAAGGCAAGGCGACAAAGGCTAGGGGCAACCGAGCCAGGGCCAAAGCGCGAAGACTTATGGCGAAAACAAGCAGACGGAGGAACCGCAGATGATTGACAAAAAAAACTGGTGGATGGAGTCCACCGCAGTTTGTCCACCGAACTTGTCAAAAGAGAAGGCGCAGGATGCGCTTGTAGCCGCATGGGCCAAAACTTTGCCCGAAAAAGAGCGGCGCATGGTGTTGGGGTTGCCGAAATTAAGCGGCGAGACGCACCATGTGGGCCAAGACGGCGACGCAGCGGAGTGGAACCAAGCAAGCGAGGTGCCCGACATGGCGGTCGCTATTGACCGAGACCACGAGCACTTGATGGAGCGGTTTGACTTGAAAGAGGGGCAGGCGCTCGAAGTGCTGGCCTGGGCACGTTCCCGCGAGCATGACGCCGCCCGATCCATGCAGGCCAAGGTGCTCGGCGCAATTTTGGGTCGGTTTTTGGGCGAGAGGACTGCGGATGCAAAAGTGGTTTTTTGGGCGCTGGCGTTTCAATCAGGTGTGGCGCGGCACCTGACCAGGCACAATCCGCATAGCAAGGCCACTGAACTTGGCGTCACTCGGGCGCTGATGAGCCACTGGCAGAAGGAATGGCAGAAGGAGTTGGGGCTTTACGACCTGACCTATGCCAAGACCGACGAGGCGCGGGCCAAATACAGCAAGGCGAGGACCAATTACGTTCGCAAGAAACGGGAGGAAGCTGCGGCCTAAAGACTTTATGCAAGCACTAACACAATACAAGGTACCGCAAGGGGTTATCGCAACGAAAACGGCGCTCATTTTGCCTGACGGGATCAGCGGCGAAGAGTGGGCCAACTTTGGCCAATGGCTCAAGACAGCGCAGGAATCGCTCACAGTCTGGAACGCGGACTGGCTGCGCTATGGTCGCAGCAACTACGAGGCTGAGTTTGTTTCGGCAACGGTTGAGCAGATGGAGTTCGACTTAAAGTTTAAGGAGAACCTTCAGCTTATTGCCGAGGTTTCGCCAGAGCATCGGCACGAGAACCTGACACAAGAGCATTACCTCGTGGCCAGCAAGCGTTGCGAAGACGATAAGGACAGGCAAGTGTGGCTAACTACAGCGAGCATTGAGGGACTAAGCCCAAGGGAGTTGCAGGCCAGCATCCGCGCGCACGAGGTTATTAGGATCGACATGGACAAGCGCAACGTGTCGCTGCCCTCGCCCTATGCCGTCCGATCTGAATACAACGCATGGCGTAAGGAGTTGGGTGATGCGTGGAAGGATTGGTCAACGCAAGATTGTCGAGACGTAGCCGAGGCGCTTCAGGGGCCGGCTGAGTTCTATGCGACACTGATGAGCCGCGCAGCCAAGCTGGAGGGGGCATGACCCTCACAGGTGGTCAATTATCACCATATGATAAGGAATCTTTTACGCCAAGGCAGGGGGTGCGGTTCACCCGTCTCCCAGTAAATTCCTGTGAGCAATGAAGCGCGCGGTTCGTAAAAAGAAAACCCCACCGCCCCCGGCCAAGCGGCCGCAGGGCCGGCCGCGCAACAACATCACCGACCACATTGCGCGCGAGCTGGCGGTGACCAAGCGGCAGGCCGAGAAGCTCGAAAAGGAATTGGAGAGCGGAGGCGACTTGGATGACATGAAGGCCGCGCGGCTGCGGAAACTGAAACTGGAAGGCGACAGGCTCCAACACCTACTCGACGTAGAGCGCGGCAAGTTCTTGTTGGCCGCCAAGGTCAAAGAAGACTTCGCCAGCCTTGGGCGCATCGTGAAAACCAAACTTTACGGCTGGGTCGGGGCTATGCCGGGGCGCCTCGAGGGACTGACCGCCGCGCAGATGGTTCCGATCTTGCAAGACGAGGTGGACAAGGTTCTCGGCGACTTGGCCACTTCGCCATGAGCACGAGCCAGGCGTTTTACGACGCCGTCCGACCGCGCGAAAGACTGACCCCGCTTGAATGGATGGAGCGGCACGTCACCGTCCCACACTCCGACCGCAATACCCGATTTGATCCGAAGACGGCGCCATGGTTCGCCGAGCCGATCAACGAGATCGGCAAAGACGCAAACGACGAGATCGTCATCGCGGCACCCGTCGGCAGCGGCAAGACAACCCTGATTGAAAGTTTGCTGTGCTGGTTTGTCGGCGAGAACCCCGGCCCCACGCTTGTCACGGGCCAGACCGACAAGACGGCCAAGCAGTGGGCTGAGTCGCGCCTTGCCCCAATGTTCGAGGCCGTTGAGCCCGTGCGTCGGTTATTCCCGCGAGACCGCCACGCCAAACGAAAAACCGAAATTCTGTTTTCCCATATGCCGCTGTGGATCGGCGGCGCCAACCTGACCAGCCTGCAAGAGAAGTCGATCCGCTGGTGTATCGGTGACGAGGTTTGGCGCTGGGAGCCCGGCATGGTCGGCGAGCTGCGGCGACGCACACATGACCGCTGGAACAGTCGGGTCATCTTGGTCAGCCAGGGTGGCGTTGAAGGCGACGATTTCCACGAGGCGGCCGACATGGCCGAGCAACGAGAGTTCTCTTGGCAGTGCCGCTGCGGCGTGGTGAAGCCGTGGCAATGGGAAGACATCCGCTTCGAGCAAGTCATCGACTCGGAGGGCAAGACGGACTGGAACGCCACGGCCGCCAGCGTCCGCATGGTGTGCCCGACGTGCAAGGCCGAATACACCGATGACCCGCGCACGCGCCGGGCGCTCTCAAGTTGCTCGCGCTACGTCACGACCCGCGCTGGCGCTCCGGGCAAAATCTTCTTTCACTACATCGCCACCGCCGTCTGGTGGATTCCCTGGTCGAGTCTGGTCATCGAATGGATCAAGGCCGCACAGGAAACCAAACACGGCGACCAGACCGCCTTGCGGCAATTCATGCAAAAGCGCCTGGCGTTGCGCTGGGAAGAGCGCGGCAGCGGGGCAGGGGATGACGATGTCTTGGCCTGCCGTGGCAAATACCTCAAAGGCACCTGTCCGATCGACAGCCCCACGATGGTCACACTCTGCGCCGACCCCGGCCAAGACGCTACGCACTGGAGCGCGGCGGCATGGTCGGCCGACGGGCAGTGCTACGTTTTCGACTACGGCACGGTGCTCGCGCCCGAGGCGTTGCTCGATTTTGAAACCCGCCGATGGAATACGCCAAGCGGCCAAGAGGTTCGCGTCGAAGTCGGGCTCGTGGATTCAGGCGATTTCACGAACCGCATTTACACCCTGTGCGCGCAGTCGCGCGGGATGCTGCTTCCGTCCAAAGGAACAGCCTACTCTTTTGGCACTTGGTCGGTCGGCGTGGCCAAGGGCTTTGAGCCGATGCAGCTTTATACCTACGTGGATTATCAGGCCAAGGTGGCGCTTTACCTTGAAAAGATCCACCGACGCAAAGCTCCGTTCCTTTCTTTCCCTGCCGATGCCGACGATGAATTTTTGCGCGGGCACATGGGGCAACGGCTGATTGTGCCCAAAGGCGGAAAGCGCAAGGAGTGGCGGAAGGTGGCCACCGACCACTACGGCGATTGCACCAAGCTCCACCTTGTTTGCGCGTGGATTGTTCGCAACCTGTTTGACGCCGACCCAATAGCAAATGACGGACACGAGCGGACTGAAGAGGCGGATACGCCGGTTGCTGCGGCAAGGTAGCTGGACGCGCGGCGACATTGAGCGGCTTTCCGACAAATGCTTTTCCGCATCGGAGGCGGGGCAGGATCAGATCAGCGTCACCGGGCTATCCTCCGACGCTGGCCAGCACAGCGGCATCCTGACCATGTCGGCCAAGGATGTCGGCACCGCCTGCGAAGAAATCCTCGATGAGCTGGATCTCGGCGGCGGGCGCATGAGCAACGTCAATTTTTCTGGCCAAGTGGTGGCTGGCTAAATTGCAGGGTCGACAAGAGGTTAAGTCAGAAGGCTCATACCCTTCCATGCGCGGGTTCAAATCCCGCCCCTGCTACTGACTGACGTTTGACACGCCACGCGCGGCGTGGCGGAAATCAAGAAATCAAGCTGGGGCGGCCGACGCGAAAGAGCGGGCCGCAAGCCAAAGACCCTCGCGGCCCCGCCCGCCGAAACCAGCCTTGCCGCCTATGAAGGAGCCGAGCCGCACGCCTCGCGCGGCTATATCTACTTTCCAACGCTCAACCCCGCCCTCGAGCTGACGCCCCTCAAGCGCGAGGCCTTGATGAAAAAGGCGCGTTGGCTGACCAACAACCAAGGCTTTGCCCTGCGCGCGGTGGACGGAATCGCCCGCTATTGCGTCGGCACTGGCATTATCCCGCAGGCGCGCACAGCCAACACCGAGTTCAATCGCGCGGCCGAACGCCGCTTCGAGGATACGGTTTGCAACGAGCCCGGCGCCTTCGACCGCGCAGGGCAAGTCAACTTCTACGAGGCGCAAGCCCTTGTCCTTCGCCAAGTCATGACCGACGGCGACTTCTTCGGCCAGTTCATGAAGTCCCGCGAAGAGCGGGCCATGATGCGGTTTGTTGGCGCCGAGAATGTCGGCAACGCGCAGTGGATGCCTTACGGCGCCGATCAGTCGCAATGGGTGGACGGCGTCCGACTCGATTCCTTTGGCCGCCCGATTTCATACCGAGTCTTGAACGGAGACCGCCGCGTCAGCCGCGACATCCCGGCGGCCGATATGCTGCACTTCCGCAAGATCCGCCGCAACGGACAAGCCCGTGGCGTGACGTGGTTGGCGCACGCCGTCAACAAGCTGCAAGACATCACTGAGGTTCTTCAATACGTCCAGCACAGCCACAAGCTTTTTGCCCAAATCGGATTGATCGTGACCAGCGGCGAGGCCACCTCGACGGACTTCGGCGCCCGCTTGGCCTCTATTCGTGGCGCCACGGCCGGCGCAGCGCCCACGCCCGAAGTCACCGCGCAGCGCCTTTTCGATACGTCCAGCGGCATCATGAATCTGAAGCCCGGCGAGAAGATCGAGGCCTTCAGCAACCCGCACCCCGGCCCGACCATGGAGCCGTTCCTCAATTACCTGGCGCGGGACATTTCGTGGGGCATCGGCGTCAGCCCCGAAGTCCTTTGGAGCATCGCCGGCATCGGTGGCGCCAACACCCGCCACGTCTTGCAAGACGCATCTGTCTTCTTCCGCGAAGTGCAAGATATGCTCATCACGCAATTCTGCCGACGCTTTTGGCTGTATTGGCTCTGGCACGAAATGCGCGCCAACCGCTTGCCTTACCCCGGTGACGATTGGTGGCGCGTTGATTGGATTCGTCCCGAGCGCCCGACAGTGGACTTTGGCCGCGACACCAAAGCTGTTCTCGAGATCGTCCGCCAAGGCGGCATGAGCATCCGCACTTTCGCCGAGATGCACGGGCTCGATGAAGAGATGGAAGAGGATGCGGCGATCATGACCGCTAAACGCCGCATCGAAAAATGCGCGGCGGCGGGCATTCCCGTCGAAATGGCTTTTCCCGAGATGGCGCCTTCCGCGCCATCGGCACCCATGAACACACCCGATGAAACTAATGCGACTGCCGCGCCCGCAGAAGCTCGGCCCGGTCAGCCTGCAAGCTGACACTACCTACGTCCTCGAGGACAGCAACGCTGGCTACCTTCTCCAATATCCCGATGTGGAGATCCGCGAGTTTTCCGTGCAACGACCGAGGTTGGACAAAGGCAGCCTGCTTATTAGTCGCCCTGGCGGTTTTGGTGACTTGCTTTTTCTCACGCCCGCCCTTCGCGCCCTGAGGGCGCGCAAAACGGACATAAGGCTCGGAGTGGCAGCGGCCGAGAAATATCACGAGGCGCTTTCCGTCTTTGCCGATCGTCACCGCATTGAGCTTCTGCCCTATCCTCTAACGCTCGACCAGTGGCAAGAATGGGACGAACACGCCAACCTCGAAAACCAGATCGAGTTCGGCCCTGAATCGCAAGCCCTACACGCCGTCGATCTCTTCGCCAAGTGCATTGGCGTGGAACTGACCGAGGGCCAACACATTGAGTTCGAGCCCGAGCCGGGCGGAATTGCTGCCATGCGCGCAAGATTTCCCAAGACGCGCAAGCGCGTTGCCATCCAACTCTCTGCCACTGCACCGGCCAGAAGTTACCCGCGACACCTGTTCCAGCCGATGGTGCAAAGCATCATTGATCTCGGAGTGGAGATCGTCTTCGTCGGCGCCCACGGCGAGCTGAACATGGCCAGCGTTCCCGAGCACTATCTCAACCTTCCAAGCGAACAGCCGCCCCTGTCTTTCGCGCAAAGCTGCGCCGTTTTAGCCGACTGCGATGTGGTGGTCGCCCCCGATTCCGCCATTTGCCATGTGGCGGCAGCCATGGGTCTGCCGGTGGTCGCACTTTACGCCGCCTTTCCTTGGCAACTCCGCACCGCTTACCAGCCGACTGTCCGCGCTTTGACGGGCCACGCCCCGTGTGCGCCATGCTTCCATCACTCACGCGGCGGCCAAGCCTTCCCTGAAGGAGCGCCCTGCAACACGGCCGGCTACTGCGTGGCCATGGCCAACATCGAGCCGCAGCGCATCGTGGCCGAAGTGAAAAAACGCTTATGACCGCCGAACATCTCAAATCTATCCGCTGGCACTTCGACTGGGAGTGGTTGCTGCGCTCCTGCAATTACTACCCGCGAACCTTTTGCGAGTGCGGCGTCGGGCCGCTCGACATCTCGGGCGCTTACCAGCTCCGCAACTTCCCGACCAATCTTGTCCTAATCGAACCCAACCGCGAGCTGGCCGATGCCGTGGCTTTGGTCATGCCGCACGCCACACTGCACAGGGTGGCCATCGGCGAGAAGCCAGGGCGAATGCAACTCACGACCAACGGCGGATCTTCCTATTTGTCGGGAACCTGGGCGCCGACCCCGGTCAATAGCAACTCCCAAGAGGTCGAGGTGGTCACCTTTGAAACTATCGACGACGAGGCCATCGACGCCATGCAGCTCGACTGCGAAGGCCAAGAGTGGACGGTCTTGTCAGCCATGAAATCACGTCCGCGCTTCCTGAGCGTGGAAATCTGGGGTGAGCACCCGCACCGCGAGCAAATAGAAAATTGGCTTACTCGCAACCGCTATCAGGTTTTTTTTACCACAGGCCCACAGGGCGAGACGTGGATCATGGAGCGTCGGTGAATTTGACACGCCCGCGTGGGCATGAACTTTTTCCAATCCCTTGCCGAGAGCAAGGTTGATCGTGAGACGGGCGTGATCGCCGGCGTCTCGGTCATTAGCGTCGGAGAAGCCAAAGGCCACGAAATGTTCGTGGACGGCACGACCCTCGAGCAAGTGAAGCTCGCAGCCGAATCCCACGCGGACGGCGTCAAAGTGAAGACCG